ATGCAGAAAATAGGCCTCGTAGATGTCGACGGGCATCATTTTCCGAATCTCGCGTTGATGAAGTTGTCGGCGTGGCATAAGTCGCAGGGCGATAGGGTGGAGTTCGCCGACCCGATGTTCGGGCATTACGATCGGGTATACATGTCGAAGGTCTTCACCTTCACGCCCGACGATCCGGATTATTACCCTTGCGAGGTCGTACGTGCCGGCACAGGCTATAAAGACTACACGACGACGCTGCCCGACGAGATCGAACATTGCTGTCCGGATTATTCGCTGTACGGAGTGGACGAAGCCTATGGCTTTCTGACGCGGGGATGCGTGAACCGCTGCCCGTGGTGCATCGTTCCGCATAAGGAGGGCTCGATCCGTCCGGCATCGCCGCTTCGTGAATTCATCGGAGACAAACGGCGCGCCGTGCTGCTCGACAACAATGTGCTGGCGTCGGACTTCGGGTTGGAACAGATCGAGGAGATCGTCCGTATGGGTATCTCCGTAGATTTCAATCAAGGTCTGGATGCACGTCGGGCTTGCGACGACGCCTTCATCCTCGACTTGTTGTCCCGCGTGAAATGGATGAATCAGATACGATTCGCCTGTGACCGGATGTCACAGATGGAACCGGTAGCCAAGTGTGTGAAAGAATTGGGACGTCGAGGTGTTAAGCCTTATCGGATTTTTGTCTACTGCCTGATTCAAGATGTCGATGATGCATTGGAGCGAATCAATGCTTTGCGCAAATTGGGAGTACTCCCGTTCGCCCAGCCATACAGGGTTTTCGATAATAACGTCGAGCCGACAAATGAGCAGAAACGGTTGGCCCGCTGGTGCAATCATCGGGCGATTTTCAAGAGTGTGGAATTCAAAAACTATAAAGGATGAGAAAAATCATGTTCAACGACCGCTACGGCTTGACGCAGGCGGTCATCGAGGGCCGAAAGACCATGACGAGGCGGTTAGTCGATCCCAAATCGAAATATGAGAAATTGCGATTTGTGCAACCTTGTATAGCAATGGAATACGGCTTATATGGTTATACACGGAATGACGGATGGGTGATTATACAAAAATACAAGATCGGCGAGGTCGTGGCTGTGGCGCAAAGTTATCGCACCATACTAAACGAGTTGGAGAATCCGGACAACTACTATTGCATAGAATGCTGGGAGCAAGACAATGGAAAGCGCGCTGAATATGCGGGCATGATATACGATCCGGGGTATGGCAATAAATTATTCACAAGAGCAGACGCGATGCTCCACCAAATCCGCATCACCGGAATCAAGTGCGAGCGGTTGCAGGATATTTCGGACGAGGATTGTTTTCGTGAGGGCATTTCCGAATCGTGGTACGAATCCACAGATACCACCACGTATGGGTATGCCGACGAGAAAAAGGGAACAGCCGTTGAATTTGACACGCCCTGCGAAGCCTTCGCTTCGCTGATCGACAAGGTGTCCGGACGGGGAACGTGGCAACGCAATCCGTGGGTCGTGGCGTATGAGTTCGAATTGGTGAAATAGGAAGCTATGACGATATTGAGAATACGCATACAGGGATGCGGGTGTAATAACTGTGGACGCAATATGTATCGAAGATATTTGTCCGTGTGCATATTGGGGCGTTATTACGAGTTTTTTAGATTCCGAGGGGTTTGCAAAGATTGCGACCCTCCGTTCTGAAAAGATAGCGAGATTCTGGCAAAATCTCGAAATAATTACAAAAAAATTGGAGACTATGAGAGAAATTAAATTCAGAGGCAAACGCCTCGACAACGATATACAAACTGGCCCTGCTGATGGCTGGGTAACAGGGTTCTACTATCAAGGCCTTTGCGAAGGCGAGGTAAGGCATTTCATTGCATCGTACCCCTGCGTATGGGAAGTCGATCCCGCTACCGTCGGCCAGTACACAGGGCTGAAAGACAAGAACGGAAAGGAGATTTGGGAGGGCGATATATTCAGAGATAATAACGAAGTTCTGCGGTCAGTCTTCCGAGTTACCGGAGGACTTGCTTTTGAGGATAATCCGGTGTCGTTCGGTTATGACCATAGAGCGCCAGTATATCCGTATTCTTCCATTGCTGAAATGCAGAACGTATCATGGTTGTCTCAATGTTGCGAAGTTATCGGCAACATCCACGATAACCCCGAATTACTGAAAAGAGGTGAGTAATGAAAAGCGAAAAGGCAAAACGATATTTGTTGAAAGTCGTAGCGCCGATAGCGATGATGTATCCAGAATATCCGGAAGAGTGCGATTTGAAATTGGGAGAAGCTAAACGGGCCGTCGAACTTGCCGAGCAAGAGGCTGAGGCGCGGATGCGAAAAGAATTGACCCGCTGGAATGATCCCAACAAGCCGCCGACGGATGAGATGCGTGTCATTGCAAAGGTTGTGTTACCCAATGGCGCAACGCTCGTAACGGGTGCATGGTATGCGGTCAACGAATTCCCGACAGGCTGGAGCGTAGACCTTGACAGAACGTTCGAGAATCTGCGTGTTTTGGGCTGGCGGCCGATTTACGAAAACGGTGATAACCGGTAAAACAGGAGACCATGAACTACCAATTAAAAATAGGTGACATACAACTTTACAAGGGCGACTGTTTACAGGTAATGCCCCTGCTTGCAGATAACAGCGTGGACGCAATAATATGTGACTTGCCATATGGAACGACCTCATGCAGTTGGGACAATATTATTCCGTTTGAGCCTATGTGGAGGGAGTTTAGCCGCATCTGCCGTGGTGCTATTGTATTGTTTGCCACCGAACCTTTTACTTCCTCGCTCGTGGCGAGCAATTTCAAGATATTCAAAGAGAAGCTAACGTGGGTAAAACACAAGCCAAGCAATATTGGCAATGCCAAAATCCGACATTTGAAATACTCAGAGGATATTGTAGTGTTCTCTTATAGCAAATACACATTCAATCCTCAATACACCGAGCGCATATCAGATAGAGTGCGCCAGGCGCAGAAAGGTAATAGTAAACAGTGGCGCACAAACAAGAAGCCCACGCAAGAGGTTTCATTTGCAACTGAGTACCCTCCGAGGGATTGGTATACGTTTGACGCAGACCGCAAATTGCAAGGTAATGTGATAACCATTCCAAGCGTTGTCTCTAATTCAAAGGAGAAAGTCAGTCATCCGACACAAAAGCCTATACGCCTTATGGAATATCTTATCCGAGCTTATACCAACTATGGCGATTGCGTGCTTGACTGCACGATGGGCAGCGGCTCCACGCTTGTCGCTTGCGTCAATACAGGGCGTAGGGGCATCGGGATTGAGCTAAACCAGGAATACTATAATATTTCAGTGAAGCGAGTAAAAGAAAGCGTTGGTATGGACGAGGAGGTGAAACTCGAAAGGTAGGGAAGCCATGAAACCCAGAGATGAAAAACGTTACACTCGTCCGGTCGGCGAGCGGTTCGAGTATGAAGGCGAGACCGTAGAGGTTGCAGGGTATGATCGAAATAAAGAGGGATGTGCATGTCGGGATTGTGCGCGTTTTGGCAATTGCTCTTACAACGAGATGACAGGCAGCTGTCGTTGGTACGAACGAGAGGATGGGACGGATGTAATATTCCGGAAAGTAGAACAGGTGGTAACTGTTTGATATAAAAAGAGGCGATCCCGAAAGATCACCCCTCACCCAAGAACAAAGGTAGTAATTAATTCGGGATTTGCAATGAACCATTTTATCTCAATTCAGGCCGCAGCCGATGAGTACGGCATTTCGACACGTTGGATATGGAAATCGATTCGAGTGGATCGGACACTCGGAGCAGTCGTCCGCAACGGGCGGGTCTATCTGCGCCGCGTACAGTGGGAGGCATTTGTCGAACGGCATCCCAAACTCATTGAACAGTGGCGCAGACGACATGTATATCTTCAATCCCGCTATATCGGGCAGTGAAAAAGAGCGAAAAGTTGAAAGAATCGTCTCCCCGATAGGCGATCTTTGCATATATGGGCAAGCTCACGATCAAACAGGAAAAGTTTTGCAATAAGTACCTCGAATGCGGTAATGCGTCCGAGGCATATCGCTATGCTTACAGATGTTCGAACATGAGCGATAACACGGTATGGAATAATGCCTATCTGCTATTACAAAACAGCGAGGTTGCAGCGAGGATCGAATATCTGAAAACTCACCTTGCCGAGGCTGCGGGCATCTCGGCCTTGCAGATCATCCGCGAGCACCAGAAGATCGCCTTTTCGGATGCGACCCGCATTCGTAACGGCTGGATGTCGCTTAAAGAGTTCGAGTCGCTTACGGACGACGAGAAGGCATGTATAAAGTCGATCAATACCAAACAGGTCAAACGGATCGCTTCGAATGGCGATGAGATTGTCGAGGAGTTCGTGAAGATCGAGTGCTACGACAAGCAGAAGAGTCTCGACAGCATCATGAACATGTTGGGTTACGCAGCGCCGAAGGAGGTGAAACTATCCGGAAAGATAGAAAATCCTGCCGTCGCTCCCGTCGTCATTCAAATAGACGCGGAGGATGCGTTGTCGATCGAAAAAACACCGCCTGCCGATGCATCGTCTGCCTGACATCCGCACCTATCGGGGGAAAGTGTATCGTTACCTCATGTATCGGTACATGCAGTACAGGGAACGGGATGCGGTGTTGAAGATTTTTAATGAAGGGTCGAGCCGTTCGGGGAAGACCTACGATGCCTTCGATTTTCTGTACGACATCTGTACGCTCGCACTATCCCCGCTCAATATCTTCGTATATCGAAATACGTTGCAGGCCTGCAAGGAGATCACCCTTGCCGATTTCCGCAAGAAACTGACCCTGCGCGGCGTCTACGATCCCGATGCGATGCGCAGCGAGAATCAACATCCCGACTACTATATCAACAACTCCGTGATCCATTTCCGCGGATTGGACAGAATGGATAGCCGTGAAGGATACGATTGCGACATCATCTACATCAACGAGATGCTGGACGACATCTCGAAGCAGCAGTACAAAAATATCACGATGCGCTGCACGACGATGGTCATCGGCGACTGGAATCCCAAATATACCGAACATTGGGCCTTCGAACTGGAAGGGCAGCCGCACACCTATTTTACGCACACGACATACAAAGACAATCCGTTCTGCCCGCCTGGGGTCATACGAGAAATCGAATCCTATGAACCTACACCGGCGAACATTGCTGCGGGCACGGCCGACGAGTGGCGATGGAAAGTCTATGGATTGGGAATCCGTGCAGCGAAAGAGGGTCTTGTCTATCCGAATATCGACTGGATCGATGAATTTCCGTCCGACCTGGAAAGGGTCGTGTTCGGCCTTGACTTCGGATTTACGAACGATCCTACGGCGCTCGTCCGTCTGGGGCTTCGGGGGCTTGATCTATACATGAAGGAAGAGTTTTATGCACCCTGCTCCGATCCGGCCTTGCTCTACGATGCGATCGAGGGGGTGGTCGGGCGGATGCCCATATTCGCCGACTCGGCGGACAAATACGCTAAAAATCCCGAATCGATGGTCGACGGCCTGCTGCTGCGCGGGCTCAGCGTGGTGAAGGCGAAGAAATATGCCGGTTCCGTAACGGACGGAATTCACATGGTCAAATCGTTCCGCCTCCATATCGTCCGCAGCCGTAATTTCCAAACCGAGGCCAATTCCTATGTGTGGGATTCGGTGAACGGCATTACGATCAACCAGCCGATCGACAAATTCAATCACTTGTGGGATGCGGCCCGATACGCTGTAATGGAGTATCTCTATTGGGTCTGCAACCGCCGAAAATGAAAAAACAGCGAAAAGTTCGGAGAACCCTCTTTTATCGCCCTTACATTTGCTTCAAAGGCTATGTGCAATGAGATTCAGCTTGAAGTGGCGAAGTAAGAGTCAGGACTTGACGACGAAATCGGAGTGCGGAACTCCGACAGCGGAGGAACAGCGGTTCGTCTCTGTGCGCGATTTTCTCTCGGCAATGGGATTGGGCAGCGGTAGTACGATCGACTGCGACACCGTTGCCGGACAGACTATCGCTTACGCTCGGTGCAGCGCGTTGTTTTCGGTCGTGACCAAGAAATCCGCGGCAATTCGCAACGCCCGCTGGTGGGCTGTCGATCCGTCGGACGACACTCGCCAGGTCGCAGGTCGCACGGAGGAACTGAACAGGTGGAAGCATCCGAATGACTTTCAAACGATCGAAGATTTCACGGCGATGATCGAAGCCTTCAAGGATATTTACGGAAAAGCCTATATTCTTCGCTGGGAGCCGGTCGGTGTGCCCACGGCCTACGAACTCTACGTGATTCCGAATCCGCTTGTTCAGGAGGTGACGACCTCCGAATTCACCGGTTTCCGGCCCGATCCGCAGATCGATTATTATATGGTTTCGATCAACGATTATCAAATTCGTGTCGATCGGGATCAAATGTTCGTCGTGCGGGATTCGGCCTATAATCCGAATATCTTCGGAGCATCGCAGTCGCGTCTGTCAGCCTTGCAGAACGCCGTCAATCCTTTCGTGTCGTCATTCGAGGCGCAGAACGAACTCATCATCAACAGAGGGGCATTGGGTATCATCTCGTTGAACAGCGAGGATTTCCGGACATCCGTGTTGCCGGAGAACAAGGAGGATCGGGAGCAGGCACAAGCGGCCCTGCGGCGATACGGCGTGATGAAGGGCCAATATAAGTACATCGTGACCGGATTGAAAGCCGCTTTCGTGCAGATTTCGGCCAACATGAAGGACATGAATCTCACGGAGGTGCAGCGCAATGCCAAGAAGGAGATCGCCGATGCCTATCAAGTGCCGTATGTACTGATCGACACCGAAGGTACGACCTATGCGAATCTTACGGCGGCCGAGGTCAAATTGTACAACGATGCGATCAAACCGGATGCAGAGCGAATATCGGAGGTATTGAACGCGGCGCACGGGTTCGACGGATTCCGCATCATTCCCTATTTCGATCACCTGTCGATCTTCCAGGAAGCGAAGCGGCTGTATGCCGATTCGCTGACGGCGGCCGTGACGGCTGCCAGCAACGCGATCGCCTCCGGTCTCATTACCGAGCAACAAGGGAAAAACATCATTGCAAACATTCTGGAATAATGGACAAATTACTGTATAAAAAAGTCATGAACCGCGGCGGGGCTTTCAAGCAAGCGCCGATATTGAAGGCCGATGTCGTGGACGAGGAGAAACACATCATTCTCGTGAAGTTCTGTTCGTTCGGAACGGTCGATTCGGACGGCGACATGCTGATGAAGGGTTGCATCAGCAAGAGTATTCAGGAGCGCGGGCCGGCTTCTGCGACAAACCGGAAGATACAATTCCTGTGGCAGCACGAGACGAAGAACCCGATCGGCCGCATCCTGTCGATCGAGGAGAAGGACGACGGCGGATACGCCACGGTGCAGCTCTCGGATTTCGATGCCGTGCCGGACGCTCGCCGCGCATGGGTGCAGATGCACGAAGGGGTGCTCAACCAGTTCTCGATAGGCTATCGGTATGTATGGGACAAATGCGATTACGATCCCGACCTCGACTGCCTGATCGTGAAGGAGATTATTCTGCACGAGATTTCGGTCGTCACCTTCGGCGCCAACGAGCACACGGAGTATATCGGCGACATGAAAGCCTTGGACGACATGGAACGATATGTCAAGGCATTACGGGAGACCGCGCCCGATGAATACGAAAAAGTATACAGCAGAATACTGTCGATGTTCAAAGCCGAGCCGGCCCCCGCGCCACTCACTTCACGCAGTTCGGTATTCGAAAAATTAGGTCAAATCAAAAATTGAAAAACATGGCATTCAAATTCAAGAAATTCGAACTGCCCGACAGCGGGGAGTTCTCGGATGTGGATCGCAAGGGCATGGAATTGCTCGGCAAGCACATCAACGACCAGCTCGAAATGCTGGCCGAGGGGATCAAATCGGAGGAAGAGATCGTCGAGTCGGTAAAATCGTCGCTCGGGAAACTGGGCGTGTCGGCCGAGAAGATCGCGGAGATCGAGAAGGCTCTCAAGGAGCAGGGGAGCGAGATCCGCCGTTCGATGAGCGGCAGCGCCGGCAAGGGCCGCACGATCCGCGAGCAGATCAAGGCGTTCCTTTCGGGCGACGAGGCGAAACGCGCTTTCGCGGAGAAACGCAATACGGCGCTCGAACTGGAGATCAAAGAGGCTGCTACGACGATCACCGTGGCGGCCAATACCGCGGCGGTTGCAGCGCTCAACACCGAAGTAGACCGCACGATCCATTACGCGCCGAGCGAAGACACGCGCGTCGTAGAACGGTTGTTCAAGGGCTCGACCAACTCGCCAAATATCACATGGGTGGATCGCAAGCCCGGCAACGGCGCTCCTGCATTCATCGCCGAGGGGGGCTTGAAGCCCGCTATGGACTGGTCGTATGTCCCTGAGACGTCGACGGCGAAGAAAGTGGCCGTATCGGCCAAAATCTCCTACGAGATGCGCGACGATTTCGACTATATGCAGTCGGAGATCGACAACATGCTGCGCACGTCGCTCGTTCAGGAACGCACGAAACAGCTGCTCACCGGTGACGGCACGGGCGTGAATCTCAAAGGCATCTTTACGGCTGCTGCTACCTATGCGACCACCGCGCTCGACGGGACGGTCGAAATGGCGAACAAGGCCGATGCGATCCGCGCAGCGATCCTCCAGATGCGGAACCTGAACTTCTACCCCGACGTGGTGATGCTCAACCCTTCGGATCGGGCCTCCATCGACCTGACGAAGGATTCGACGGGTCACTACATCTCGGACGAGCTGTTCCGGCTCATCCGCGGGGTGGAGATCGTGGAATCGACTTACGTCAATGCCGGCAATTTCCTCGTTGCCGATACGAGCAAATGGAACGTTCGCCCGTACAAAGGCATTCGCATCGAATTCGGGTGGGTCGACGACGACTTCCAGAAGAATCTCTTCACGGTCATCTGCGAGGAGCGCTTGCACTCGTACTTCGCATCGGTCGATCAGGGGGCGTTCGTCAAAGGCACGTTCGCGACCGTTATCGCCGCCTTGCAGAAACCGGCTGCCTAGACTTCGAAGGTGGCAGCCTAAGTCAAACACGTTAAACGAACAAGAATATGGCAACGAAAGAAGAAAAGACCAATGTGGACTTCAACGATCGCGTGACGGTCTACGGAACCGGCGGCCCCGGCAATACGCTGGAGAAGGGCAAAGCCTATGAGGTGCATCCCGTACATGCCAAGACGCTCATCAAGTTGGGCCGCGCCACCGAGAAACGGTGAAGTAATTTCAGGACGCAGGGGTTTGATCGCCCCTGCGCCCGCTAAATACATTTTCCATGATTATCGACAATACCTATTTCGAGAAGGATCCGATCTACATCTCCGGCATCGCCAATCGGAAGGACGACAAGCCGACGGCGCTCGCTCAGGCACTCATCGATTCGGCGAACTCCTACATCGCCATTTACGAGCCGAGATTCCTCCGCAATCTGTTGGGTGAGGCACTGGCAGAGACGGCGGAGGAGAATCCGCAGATCGTTGCGCTGCTCAGAGACGAAGCGGTCAAGACCTCGCCCATTGCGAACTATGTCTATTTCTACTGGCTGCGCACGCATACTACGGTCGGCACACCGGCCGGCGAGAAGGTGCAGCGAGGGGAGTATTCTAACGAAGCGAGTCCGCGCATCCGTGCCGTAGAGGTTTGGAACGATATGGTGCGCCAATGCTGCGTCCTGCGGCCGAAGCTCGTCGAACTGGGGGCCGTGCCGGACTATTGTTCGGCAATTTTCGAACCCGCAAACTTATTCGGATTATGATCGTCAAATCGACCGACACCGTTCGGGACATCATCATCGGCAGGGCGGCATTGTTCAACCTCGAAAGCCGTCGGTTTGCAGAAGAGATCAGGAGACGGGCGGAACCGGAATGCTGCGTACTGCATCGGCGGTGGCTGCCGGACAGGCGTATTGCGGCCCGCGATCCGAAACACATGACGATGCGCGATCTGGCGGTGCTGAACGCGACGAACCGCTCCACCGATTACTTCGTCAGCGTGTTGTCGCAAATGCTCGGCATCCCGAAAGAGAAGGTCGCGGATTTGCGGTTCATCCGTGCGTACCGCTACTTTCTGCACTGCATGGACACGCTCGCGGCCATCTCGAAGAGATTCGCCGATCTGAAAATCGAACCGACCGACGAGGAGCGGCAGGCGCAGATCGACCGCCCCGACCGAGGCATCGCCGCCGTGGTGCGCAAGTACGTGCAGATCATGAACGGCGCCGTATCGCCCGCGTCGGTCTACGGCATGGAGTGGAGCGTCGTCTACGAAGCCTTCGAGTCGACGACGAACGACGTGATCGAGCAGCGCAATCTCAGCAGGATACAAACCTCTAAAATCAAAAGAAGATGACCGACAACAAGGAATACGAGTACAGGGTCGTCGGGCAGACGCCGCCGGCCCGCCGTATCGTGGGAGTGAAGATAAACTCGCTGAACGACCATATCGACAAGGCCGCCAGGGCGTGCGGCTTCGGTTCGTATATCTATGCCCGCCTTAAAGAGACGAACTACATCCTGGGGACGATCACGGAGTATCCGGTCGTCGTGCGGCAATTCTTCGAGACGATCACGCCGACGGATCTCGATGGCGTCTACAAGCGCGCCTCGAAGTTCCTCTTCTGCGGCGACCTCGGCGAAGCGGAACCCGATACCGCGACGCAGGTCATGCCGATCGTCGAGGAGATGATCGACCGCTCGGCGGAGTTTTTCGAGGCATTGCGGGATCGGGGAGTCGAGGTGCAGGTCACGAAGATCACCCCGTTCGCCGCCCGATTCGATCAGCTGGTCTGCGGAGTCGAATGCGAGGCGACGATGACCTATTCGACCTGCAACAATGGATAGGATCGACAAGATACTGCGCTATTTCGATCCGCAGCGATTCATCGAGGTGTGCGAAGCGCGGTTCGATACGCTGCGCACGCAGGTCGTGGCGAATCTGCAAACGAAGACGGGCAGCAGCGGAAAGCGGGTCAACAGCCTCGGCGTGCCGGAGTGGGCCACGGGCGCGACGGCGGCATCGCTCCAAACGCAGGTCGAACAGAACGACGACGGTTTCGAAGTGGCGTTCGTCGGCCGGCAGGGGATCGCCGGCGTCGACGAGGGACGTTCTGCGGGCGATGTACAGGCGCAATACGCCTCCTTCGATGCCTTTCTCCTTGCGATCGAACGATGGGCGCAGGCCAAAGAGGGGCTCTACGGCATCGAGGAGATCGACGCCTACGCCGTGGCGGCGAACGTATGGAGCAAGGGCACGGTGCTCTACCGCGAGGGCGGCGGTACGGAGATTCTGTTCGACCTGTTGCAGCCGGCCGTGGACGACATCGACCGGCAACTCTCCGAGCAGCTCGGCCGCAGCGTGTTTACGATGTTGAATGAAACAATCAGTGATTATGCCTAAATATAGATTAACACCCGCCATTTCGCTGGCGAGAAACTACAATACGGTCGGAGTCAGCGAAGCGCCGACATACGATGCGGCCGTTGTCAAAGTCGGCGGCTATACGTTGGTGCGTTCGATCATCAACGGTTCGGCCGTATTCCCGATGGACGATCTGTTCGAAATCATCGCACAGGACGGGAATGCGCAAACGACGATCAGTCTCGAAGTAGACGGGCAGGCGATCGCCTCGTCGCCGCTCTATCTGCTCAAAGGGGCGTCGGCGCGCGCGATGACGAACAATGCGCAGGCCGATACCCCGATCAGCTGGCCCCAGCCGTCGAAGATCGTGGTCTTTCCGGCGTTCGATTACAGCGAGCAGATTCTCGTCAACTCCTATACGGGCGCCATGCAGGACTTCGCTTTCACCGATGCCGACAGCGGCCGGCGGGAGGTCTATTCGCGTGTCGATCCCGTGTTCTCCCTTCCGATGACCTTCTTCCGCGAATTCGGAGGCGGCGAGCGGCAGTTGATCGTCTCGACGGGCGGCACGACCGGCGCCGTGAAGAGCGCGCGTCTGACGGTCGTGGTGAATCCTTGCGACAGCGGATCGTTCGTGCGCTGGCGCGATGCAACGGGATTGATGCGTTACTTTCTCTGGCATCCGACCGAGCGCGTCGACGACGTATCCGAAGACGAGACCTTCGAAACGCTCTCCGAGAAACTGACACCCGAACGCCACCGCACGATCACGGCGACCACGACCCATACGCTCCATAGCGGACTGGTCGACCGTGAACTGTTCGACCTGTGCGCATCGATTCTCTCCGGACGGGAGGTGCAGCTGTACGACGCCCGGCGGAAGGTGTGGATCGACGCCTATGTCGAAGACGGCGACATCTCGCGGACGAATGCCTGCATGCAGGACTGCGTGGTAGAACTTTCGATAAAGCACTTGACGCTATGACGAAGGAACTCTACATAAACGGTCAGTTGTGCGATCTGGAAGATACTCCGTCGCTGATCTTCCAGTCGCCGGTCTTCAACGATCTCGACGTGATCCAGAGCAACCGCAGCGCGGAGATCAATCTGCCACTGACACCCCGCAACCGCAAGGCCTTCGGTCTGATCGACCGCATCGACATCTTGGACGATTCGGCGGTATACAGGAAGCATTCGGCAGCGTACTACCTCGGCGGATTCCCGATCTTCACGCGGGGGTATGCGATGGTTACGGACGTAACCGACACGATCAACATCACACTCGTGTGGGGCAACATCGACAACTTCCAGCCGTTGTTCGACGCTTCGCTGCGCGATCTGCGCGAGCAGATCATCGAGGTGGCAGGAGCGGATTATGTCGAGTGGAATGAGAATACAAAATATGTAGATCCAGATGAAACGACATTGGCAGGATTTATCCAGATTGATTTCGGGGCAGGACGTAATATCAATTATTCGCATCCGTCCGTACAAGTATCCGCGATCTTGGATGCCATACAGAAATATCACGGTATCACGATAGAGAATATAACCCGTTTGAGCCAAACCAGCGACAAACATCCGATGATTGTTCCGCTCGTGTCGAAAAACTCGGGGCCGGACAGTTGGTATTCGGATCGGTTCGAGGCAAGTTCCGCGCATTATGGTAATTCCGGTTCCAGTAATACCGCGTTAAAATTTAGAGAAATAGTATCCGACAAGCGGTCCATTTTGACAGACCAGAATTATGCGATCGATGTCTCGTCCACCAAGACTATTGATGTATCCATCATTAGCTATTCATCCGCCGTCTTTTTCCCCGGTATGCGGGCAGCGTCGGCATCGCCGACGTTAAAACTTAGAGGAGACTCGGGAAATGGGACATCGGAAGTGTTACTATCGGTGGAAGGTATCGACACGGGGTCCGGGATTCGTTTCGGCGTGAAACCCGATCTATTTAATAATGTCGAGGTAAATGTCGAAGACTACGATACAGTTCGATGGATTCTAAGTAACGCCGTCACAATTGACGCAACGACAAGTGATGAGTTTACAGTTGCAGCGAAATTTATTATCACGCCCCATTTCGACGACATCCAATTCCCCTCTCCGTTTCCGATTGCCGAGAATCTGCCGGATATGACGCACGCGGAGTTCCTGTCGGCATTGATGACAATGGCCGGACTTTTCGCCTATCCGGACAGTTCGGATAATAATACGATCCACATGATGTCGCCCGATCAGTTCTATAATTCGACGGACACGATCGACTACGACTACCGCATCGTCGATTCGGGAGACAACCGGACACCGAACACACAAACCGACAGACGAATCGTCGACAGTCATCTCGACGCAACGATTCAGGATTGGAGCCGCAAAGTGATTCTGAACGATCGGGGCGAAATCTGGCGGCCGGAGGGGACGGAGTTCACGATGGGGGATTATGCCCAGACCAACACGCTCGACTACGACAACGACGAGGATGCCGAGATGTTGAACACACAGGGCATCATCTCCATCGACAACGAGAACATCGAGCGGGAGAACGAATTGGTATCATTGAATTTCTCGGCTTCGGCCAATAGAACAGGTTGGAATCCGGATCGCCCTGATAGGCCATTCGCTTTTGTGCCTTGCTATGAGGAACAGACAGTCAGCGGAGCAAAGAAGGTAAATTATGCTGCTCCTTCTGCCCGTATTCTTGCCGATGTGAATACGACGATTGAAGACGGGAACGGTTCGCCGGCAGGTCGTTACAGGCACGGCCTATTCCCCCGCACGATGTATTTCGGCGGGTCGGAGGGTATCGTGGCGAAACGGTATGCAGACTACCAGCGGATCCTGAAAAAGTTCCGCATGATTACGGTCTACGTCAAACTGACCGTGGCCGACATCTGCAATCTCGACTATACGCGGCGGGTTTACCTCGACGTCTACGGATGCTATTTCGCCATCTACTCCGTCACCACCGGCGAGGACGGTATATGCGAGTGCAAATTGATTAAACTGTAAAAAATAGAATAGCGATGATAACAATAGCAATAAAAACAGCGATTATCGGCTTCCCGAGATATTATTGTTTTTTTGCAACATAGTCTTCGAATGACATCAAACATCCCTTTGCATATGTCCCCCTAACAAGATTTCCTTGTGTGCACACATACTTATGGTCGGGCGTGATCTCTTTGATGCGCATTTGTTGCCCTGTGGCCGTATGAACAACGAGAGTTCCCACGGGCCATTCCCCGACAACTTTTTGTTCGGTTTTTTGTTCGGACGATGTTTGCTCTAAATCATGAGAACTCATTGCAGCGGTGGCTTTTTGAGTTGAAAGATTAGATAGTAAACCCTTGATTTGACCTACATCGTTCGTCATTCCCCAGAGTTTGAAGAAAAGAACGATTTGCAGAATGCCGAATACCAGCATTACGATTCCGATGATTGCATAGATGCCTGTCATGATGATTTGAGATTTGGTTAAAAACAAAGATATGAAAAATAAAACAACTTGTCAAAATGGAAAACATTGATAAAATTATCAATATCCGCGTAAAATACTCGGATTTGATCAAGGGAATGTCCGAATCGGCTAAACGTATCGATACGCTCAATGACCGAATCTCCGAATTGAAGTCCGGTTTGAAGGGACTTAAAGCCGCACGCAAAGCCGGAACGATCGACGAGGAGGCCTATAATGAACAGGTAGCCCAAACGACGCAAGAGTTGGTTGCGAACAGGGAAGAGGTAAAGGCGCTCCAATCGGCGATGCGATTATACTCACGCGAGATTCAGGACAACATCAAAGAGGAGAAGAATCTCGAAGGTTCGGTAAATGGGCTGCGTAAATCCGTTCGCGATCTTACGGCACAGTATAATGCACTGTCGGCCGCCGATCGAGAGGGTTCCGTAGGCAATGGGATAGCGGAGCGAATATCCAAGATGCAGGCGCAAGTCAGTGCGGCCGAACAACGGCTGGGGAATTTCCGTTCGAATGTAGGTAATTACCAGTCGGCATTCAACGGGCTGAATGTATCGGTGTCGCAGATCGTTCGCGAGTTGCCGTCGGCCACAATGGGAGCGAATATGTTTTTCCTCGCCATCTCGAACAATATCCCGATGCTTGTCGACGAGATCAACAAACTTCGTGCGGCCAATAAATTGGCCATGAAGGAGGGTAAGCAGGGAGTACCGATCCTCAAACAGCTGGGAGCTGCTGTGTTCAGCTGGAACAGCCTTATATCCGTCGGCATTACCTTGCTCACGGTATATGGGAAGGATATTGTCAGCTGGATCGGGAATCTGTTCAAGGGGCGAGAGGCCGCCATGACAATGGCGGAAGCCCAGGCAGAGGTGAATAAGCAAATGGCAGAATCTTCCGGCAGTTATGGCGATCAGGTTGCCCAACTCAGGACCTTGCAGCTGCAATGGAATCAATTGGGAGATGATCTCAAAGCAAAAACAGAGTTTGTCAAAAACAACCGAGAGGCGTTCGATAAGTTGGGAGTAGCTATAACAACGGTTGCGGACGCCGATAATCTGTTTATTCAGAATACGGATGCGTTTATCGAAGCAATGAATCTGCGCGCGCAAGCTAATGCTGCGAACGAACTGGCAACTCAAAAGTACAAAGATGCGTTGATTGCCCGACAAGAAGCGGAAGACAAGATAAAAAGAGGTACAGTTGAAAAGGTCTACGCGGGACCTGGTTTGCGCGGAGGTGCCAATTTTACATATCGTCGTAGAGCATATACCGAAGACGAGAAGAAGGAAATATTAGCCGAGGTCGAAGCCCTCGAAGCGGAAGCATCGGCATTCACGCAATTGACTGTCGCACGAAATGCGGATGCAAAATCAATCCTCGACAGAGCGGGAATAAAAGAATCTGAGAAAAGTTCAAAATCGGCGAACGACGACCCGTATGCTGATGAATCCGGCGTAAAAAAAGCAGAACGAATGATGGAGGGGTATTATGCCCGCAGCAAACAGGAACTTCAAAAATGGGTTGACGAGCAACGGGAAATCATTCGTAAGACGGGTATTGACGTGATGGGTGATTTCGAAAAAATCCTGTCGCAGATGGACAAGGAGGTATCGGCCGAGTTCATATCCCAATATAATCAGAAACAGTCCGAATACCGGAATCGGATTCTGAATGCGCAGGCCACAGGCGGAGATGAGGCCGCGCAGAATGAAACCGTTGCCATTCTTCGGGAACAGTTGGCCGAATTCGATTCGTATGCCGCAGCATACCGAGCAATGGGGGATTCGGCTATCGAAATAGACAACCGCCGGCTTGAAATGCTCATTCGCCTGCATGACGAAATGAATAAAGGCGCCCAAAAAGAGGCGCAGAGCATGCAAATGAGTTTCCAAACAGCCAGCGATCTCGCGGGAGCACTGGCCGGTTTGGCGGAAGAGGCCGGTGCAGGCGCGCCGGTTGTTGCAGTGTTAGGTATGGCCCAAGCTATCGCGTCAATGGGTGCAGCGTTGAGTAAGGCGTTCTCCACTGGCAATATTTGGGAGGGCATCGCAGCTTCCATTACTGCTATTGCGACCATTACGAGCGTTATATCTCAGATGAAATCGTTGAATAGTACTGCGGCCGAGGAGGGCGCGAAATACCACTATGCCCGCGGCGGTCTTGTGACCGGCCCCGGCACGGGTACGAGCGACAGCATCCCTGCGCGGCTGTCCAACGGCGAGGCCGTGATGACGGCCCGTGCGGTCGTGGATTGGGGGCCGGTGCTCTCGATGATGAACGTGTCGAGCGGCGGCAACGCCATTCCGACATCGCATTTACCAGAGAGAAGAGCAGGCGGAATGCGTGAGATGGAGCAGATGCTCAGACGTGTAATGCGGGAAATGCCGAATCCCGTCGTGACGGTCAAAGAAATAGATAATGTCAAACATACGATAAATGTATTAGACGACGAATCACGTTACACCGGACGCAAGAACAAAAAGTAGAGTTTTATGCAAAATGAATTTATTTCAATTCAGGCCGCAGCCGACGAGTACGGCATTTCGACACGTTGGATATGGAAATCGATTCGAGTGGATCGGACACTCGGCACAGTCGTCCGCAACGGGAGGATCTATCTGCGCCGCATCGAGTGGGAGGCATTTGTCGAACGGCATCCCCGACTGATCGAAGAGTGGCACGATTTACACGTGTATTTGCAGGCTCGATATGTTGGACAATGAGAACGTAACAATACCGGACAATGTGGCGTTCAGTGTTGCGGTGCGAAAGAAGGTGGAGCGAACAGGTTGTTTATCCGGTTCAGAACTGCACATAGGGTACAGCCGGCAGGAATTGGCCGACGCAATCGAATATCTCCGCATTAAAAGCGCACGATACATTCAGCGAGAAGCCGCAATACAACGAGTATTCGGAACTGAAAATACTGAATAAACAAGAAGAGGGCGATCCGTTGAGGTGTCGCCCTTTCTCCTTGCTGTTGCGGCGAGGTTACGGCGAGGGCTGCAACGTAAGAAGCGATAAAATATTATCCCCTACCTGTCGGCGCGTTCGTCTTTGCGCGGCCACCTGACCGGCTGGCAGACAACAAGCCGCACAACACAAGTACACCCGTCACGCAATGGCGGCGGGTGCTGTCGTCTGTTTATGCCCGTATTTGCTTTGGAGGGGTTACGCCTCGTAACCCTCGTAATAGTACGATTGTTCGATACCCTTGAAAATAACCTCCCGATCTTCCGTGCGGTCGGTCAAAGCCCCGCCGAGCAGCGTACGCAGCTCCAAGTCGTTGATCGGGCTGCGCTCCATTGCCTGCAAATATAAATCTTTGTCCACTTTGCGCCAGTCGACAACCTGCCGGAGTCGCTTTTTGAGCATCATATCGAGCCAAATGCGAGTGGCTCGTCCGTTACCTTCCATGAACGGGTGGGCGATATTCATTTCGACGTATTTCGCGATTATTTCCTCGAATGTCGTTTCGGGCATCCGCTCGATAACCGGCAATATCGCGTCGAGGTATAGGGCATTGGCAAAACGGAAGCCACCCTTTGATATGTTCAGCGTCCGAATCCTTCCGGCAAAGTCGTACAGCCCGCCGAACAAATAGCGATGTATTTCGCACAGCCCTGCCACGGTTCCGACTTCGATACGGTTTATATCGCCACTCTCGAACAGGGCGTGCGCCTTGTCGAGGCTTTGAGCGTCTATCTGATCCGTTTTCTTTCCCATAGCTATAACACGGCAACTGCCTTGCGGATTTGTTCCAATACCGCAGAAAGACGGGTATTTCGGCGGGCGGTCTGCATATTGTAGTCTGATTGCAAACCTATCCACAAATTCGCAGTTATCCCTGTTGCTGCCTCAATCTTCAATGCCGTATCGGTCGTTATCGATCGTTTGCCGTTGATTATTTCGTTAAACGCCGTGTAAGGCATTCCGATAATACCGGCGAATTTTCGTTGCGATATGCCCCGCGCCTGTAATTCGTCTTTGAGAATCTCGCCGGGGTGAATCGGTTCGGCGCATATCAATTCATGCGGGGCGTAAATCCTTTTCGTAGTTTCCATATTTACCCCCGTCATCCGTGTATTTGCGCCAGCTCTCGGCCTATTTGCCGCAATGTGTCTAATATCTCTGCCGTGCGTTTCTCTGATGGTTTTTTTGTGCCGTAAATATACTTTGATAGCAGGCTCTTGTGAATGCCGATCGTGCGGGCAGTCTCCGATACATTCAACTGCGGAAACCGGCGGAACACCTCCCCGATCACATTGTTTGCGGCCGGCTCCTCTGTGTCGTAGAAACTCGACAGGTGTATATCTTCGTCGATCTCCTCCCAGCGGATCGCATCCCCGAACTTGTTTATTTTCCACGCCTCCCGCTGCTCGTCGGTAGCCTCTTTGAGTATGGGGAAATACTCCAGCGGGCGACCATAGGTTTTGCCGTCGTCGGTGGCGATGCAGATGCGGCCACCCTCGAACCAAACTTTTGTTATTTTCTCCATAATCGTATTTTGTTTATGCCTTGCGGCTTATTCCTCCTCTCCGAAATACTCGTGCCATTTGGCGATGATCTCCGCCTCGTATAATTCGATAACCTCCAATGCACGGCGCATATCGTTCGCCTTTATCCCTCGGTTGTATTTTATTTTACGTGTGGCGATCTCTACTTTTGCATCGTTATCGCCGTACTCGATATGAACGTGTATCGGCAAATGCTCGTCCGAATAGAAATAAAATCGCAATCCGAAAATGTTTAAGATAGTAGGCATCGTTATTCGTTTTTATCTATTGCAAATATAAGTCTAAAAATTTAGACCAGCAAATAAAAACGGGGATATTTGCCGCATATCGTTATTCTGCCTTTATGGTTATCGACTTCCCACAATGCGGGCACGTTATCGCACCCTCTTTCGGGGCGGCGAAAAGCTCCGGAACCGCAACACCCAACACGTTCGCAACCTTTTCCAGCGTCCCGATAGTTGGATTACCTTTGAGGGAAGCACGTAACGCAATATCGGTAACACCCAATCTTTCGGCTAACTCTTTGTGCATCACTCCTTTTTCTTTGAGCAATTCCTTGATTCTCAACTCCATAATGTTTAATATTTGTTTTGTTGTCTATTGCAAAGGTAGCAAAAATAATGTTTACCGTATGTTTTTAGTGAAAAAATAATGAAAAATATTTGTTTTTGTTTTGTGGAATAAATAATAAACATTATATTTGCATCAGGAAACAAACAATAAACGTTATGACAACCGCAACCTATACCACGATGCAAAACCTCGCCAAGCAGGCGGCAGCGTACATTACGAAGCTCAACGGCGAAGCCGAGACCTTCGAGATCGAGAGTGACGGTATTACGGCCGTTATCGCATACGACGCCGAGATCGTCGAGGACAAGGGCGACTACTGGACGGCGCCGAGCTGGTCGATCGAGGACGAAACGGTAGCCATTGAAGCGGTTTATGACGAGGACGGCAACGAGGACAAAGAGGCCGCCGAATGGCTCGAAAAGCAACTGAATTAACCGACAATCGGGACGGCCTCAACCGCCGCGCACTTAAAGTAAAACTTTACATTAACCAATATTTCAATACAAACTATGAAAAGAAACGATTTGCAAACGATTATGCGTCGGGAGTGGCACCTGTTCCGCTCGATGGGCAAAGCCTTCGCCGTGTGTCTTTCGAAGGCGTGGCAGCTCTACCGTCTGACGAAGCGGATGCGGGCCGGCGTGGTGCGGTTCGCCTACGAGAAAGCGGACGGTACATTGCGAAAGGCGGCGGGCACGCTGCACGAGGTGTCGGCGACAATCAAAGGGACGGGCCGACCGGATGGCGGTCAGGCGGTCAGATACTACGACGTTGAGGCCGACGGCTGGCGGTCGTTCAAAGTGGAGAACCTTATAGCAATTTACCAATAAAAAAACGTTAACAAGGCATTCGGGTATAGAAAACATTTTCTATCTTTGCCCTTGCAAAAGTTTTTCAAATAGATAGGCGGAACAATATACCGCTGCCCCGATGGGATGGCGTTTTTTGTTTCCGTACATATACGACGCGTTATGCGGTGCGTACCCCCGTGCATTTGCTGTAATGGCATTTGCAAGCCTATCTATGAGACTTTTGCAGCGGGAAAGGCGCACCGCTTTTTTGTGCCTGAATGCAATAAAATTCATAGATTATGAAACTTTCAAGCAAGCAAACCCTCCAACTTTTAGCGATCGCCCAGGATGCCCAGCGGGACACCGCCCTCGATCTCGACGAGGTGGCATTTGTCACCTTGATGCGCATTTGCCGGGACTATGTGGATCGCAAGCGCTATCCGGCTGTGATTGACCGCGAAAAATGGTTCCTTGACCGCCTTAACAAGTTCCGTATCCGATTCTTTGAAAAGATATAGGGCTATGATGTACGAATTATCCTGCGACGGCTATCGGCTGGGGTTCTTCCCCACCGAGGCCGAGGCCGTCCGCCGTGCGGACTACCTTCCGAATGGATGCTACACGGTTCGGGAATGGATGGACGAAGGCGAATTTATGACGTTCGACCCCTCAATCAATAAACGATATGATTTCGATAACAAACAGTAAAAACGGCAATTATTTTCCGAAATTCCGCTCGGATATGAAAGCGATAGCGCGGAGGATTTCGGAATACGTCGACCTCAACTGCGACGATGTAGACGAAGGTTTCGAAATAGCCTACGATCGCTATCTGGTATCCGTCGAATATCGATGTACTCCGGAAGGCGGAGCCGTAACCGTTGCCGATGTCTGGGACAAAAACGGGAACGAATATCCCGACATTGCCGAGGCGCTGCAACTGCTGATCGACTGA